AAAATATTGGTTGGCACTAGATGTTTTTGGAATTGATGTAAATGAAGTTGAAACAAGAGGTAAGACCGAAGAACGAGATGCCTATGTTAATAAACTTCAGGAAGATAGTAAAAAACTTGATACTGAAATTGCCGAACTTAATGTTAAAAAAGAATCGTTGGTAAAAAGACGAGGTATTTGGAAAGAAAAAATTAGAAAACTTGATTGGAAAGAAAAAGACTTAGATGAAGATATCTACGATCCAATTACTGGAGTTAAAATTTCTGGTTCTGTCGATAGACCAAGACCCGCAATAATTCCACCTCCAATACCACCTGCACCTCCGGCACCAGTACCAGTACCTAGTAGAGCACCTGATGCACCAGCACCAGTGCCTGTTCCTTCAGCGCAAGATACAAAACCTAAACCAGAAAGAGAAAAAACATCTGGTGATGAAGGTATCAAATATCCAACTGTTAAAGGACAAGCTCTAGTAACATCAAGATATGGTATGCGCCAATTAAAAAGACGAGATGGTTCATATCGAACAAGTTTACATCCTGGTGTTGACTATGCCGGAGTTCCTGAAGGTTCACCTATTCAAATTCTAACACCCGCAAAAGTTGTTACTGCGGGACAAGTATCATCTTTATCTTCTGGTTACGGCAACATGGTCGACTTGAAGGTTGGTGGAGAATTCCTTCGTTTTGGTCACTTGCAAAAAATGTTTGTGAAACAAGGTGATGAACTTGAAGCGGGCACAGTAGTTGGTTTGATGGGTAATACGGGTGAATCTTATGGCGCTCACTTGCACTTTGAACACCTTGCAAAACCTGTTTTTGGTGGTAAAGAAACTTATGACCCACTTAAAACTGGCGCACCATCACTTATTGCAATTGGAAATAAACCAGTTCGTTTAATTGCAGACCAAAAGTATGAAGCCTTTAGAGGTGATGCGGGTTTAGGTCTTGCTGCAGAATCTTCTCAAATTGCCATGATGCTAAGACAACAAGGTAGAGTTGCAAATCCTGTTGTTGTAAATGTTGACAGAACGAACAATATGAGTGTTACGGCCAGTTAAAAACCCGGCGCAAGGCCGGGTTAAACTGAATGGGATTAAAGTTTAATTTTGTTCAGCGAGTGACTTGAAATAATCCAAATCTCCATCATCATCACTAATTGACTTATCAATCATTGAAACATCATCATCTTTGATTGAAGAAACGACTGAATCAGCAGCCTTAGTTTTAGGTGCATTTGCAACACCATCAAAACCAAGAACTTTATCAAGGCGAGTTTTCAATTGGTCATATGATTTGAATTGTTTCTTTTCAGTAAACTCTTTCAAACCATGTTCAGACTTCCATAGTGATTCAAGTTTTTCATCATCACCATCAAAGAGTGCAGACTTATCTGCAAACTCTGATTTATCATAATTACGATAACCTTCAACATTACGAATCTTCAGTTTGAAGTTAGCACCTTCCCACATATCAAATGGGTTGACAGGAGTTTCATCAGCAAATTCAGGATTCATTGCTTCAGTAATCTTATCGAAAATTTTCTTACCAAATTTGAAAAGACGGATTTGTCCTTCATTTTCTTTATTGGCAGGATCCGAGATTACAAGAATGTTTGCAACATAAGATAGTTTTCGTTTTTGTTTACGAGCAATATCTTTATTTGCTTCGATTCCAGAATTCCATAATGTATTGTTGTGTTCACAAACTGGACATTTCTCATTGAGGGTTGTCAAGCAGTTATCGATGAACCAACCACCTGGTCCTTGAAAACCGTGAGAGAATACACGAACCCATGGCAATGCATCATCACCATCGGCAGCAGGAGCAGGAAGAAAACGAATAACGGCCATGCCATTACCTGCCTTATCTACTTCTGGTTGCCAAAATCGGGTATCTTCTTTTGAACCGGCTTCTGCGGGTTGAGTTGTGGCTTCAATAGCCTTTGTGAGTTTAGCGAAATCAGAACGATTACGCTTGAGGTTTGCAAAACTACTCATAGTGTTTCCTTTCGTATAAACGGAGTATTAACGGTGTATAAACGACTTATCCACATAAACATAATGTATCTTATATTTAGTGTTCACGCAAGCAGAGATTTAATCTTTTCAATAGTTTCACCGATATCTTTGTGAAGTATACCGATGCCGCCTGCTTTATTGAAAGCATCAATCACATCTTTGGTGTCATCAACCAAAACGATGCCTGGTCCTGCATAATCTTTTTTATGTTTACGACCAGGTACAACATTTGGTTTAAATGCAATACCGTTTTTCTTTAACCAAGCAACCTTTTGTTCTTTCACTTGGTCGTGGTATTTTTCTCCACCAGATGATGTTAGAATTTCAACTTCGATGCCCTTTTTGGCAAGTTCTTTTGCAAACTTTACCATTTCTTGACCACCTGGCCACCAAGGTAGAGTTTCAAAACCTTTTTTGTTCAAAATAAAATCTGGCCATTCTTCTGTCCATAATTTCTTATCACGGGTCTTTAAAGTATCTGGTCCATAGTTACCAGAAAACGAACCTTCAAAATCAGAAAGAACGCCATCCATATCAAGGTATAATTTTTTCATTGTAAAACCTTTTTGAGTATCATTTTATATTTTACTGTATCTTGTGGAAGAAATGAGGCATAGTTTTCACATTTACGCCTAAAATCTGGCCAACGGATTGTATCGGTGATTTTTTTGTCCCACATCGGAAAGAAATTGAGTATCTTGTTTAGAATCACCAAAGTTTCAATTGTAATTTCTTTTCGCAACGCCTTCGTCAACAATACCGGGTAATCACCATCAGTTTTCAATACCTCATTAGGGTCACTTACACTTTCAAATACTGTCTTACAATCATTCTCAAACACATAGGAAAGACTTTGGAGAGTTTTCTTTCGTAATTTGTATCTCACATCAGCATCTTCACTCAACAAGTCTCCGACCCACAACCTTTCACTTACCATTAAATTGGCAACAATGAAATCAGTTAGTTCTTGTTTGTCGGAATATTTCCTGGATAATTTATAGAAATGATACTTGTCTTTGCGGTTTTCAAATGCCGTAACAGTTACATTTGTTTTGCCATTGTATTTGAAAAAATCATACGATTCTTTATTGAAGTGCAGTTTTATCGATTCATATAAACAAAATGCTTCATAACCAGTCATAAAGGTAAACGAGAACTTTTCTCTTTCAACATGTTATTGTCCATGGCATCATTTTCCAATTTAGATTTTAAATTGGCATTTACTAATGTTGCCGCCACTTCTATTTCAAGCCCTGTTTGTTTGCAATATTCTACAATTGCTTCAATGTGATTGTAATCAGTTTTGGATACAAGAGCGTCAATGGCTTTGGCAAACTTTGCCATTTCATCTTTTGTTGGCATTATGCCTCACTTGTGCTTACTGATTTTGGTGCGTGAACAGGACAATTATCATCATAACAATTATGCGACTTCATCATCGATTTATTGAGTCCACAAACCTCACAGGCGCTTGCACGAAATTTAGGAGGATTCATCAAAGAATGAACAGTTGCCGCCCATCGTTCTTTTGATTGTTCGGCTTCCCATTCTTCATCTTCGGTGCTTTCTGTCCATTCTTCTTCATTGACGATATCCAAACGACCTTCGAAATAGAAACCTGCACCACGCAGAAACATTTCAAAATTTTCAAGAACTGTGTTCAGGTCATCTGCACGGAATTCTTGATTCATCGTAGAAGCAACCTTCTCATTCTTATCCCAAAGGTTTTGATAATCAAAGTGCTCACATTTAAAAGTATAACGAGACATTATTTCACCACGCTTTCATAAAGATTTTCAAATTGTTCATGCACAGCAACTTCTTCATCAAAATTTTGCTTGTGATAAACCCTAACCAACTTTGCAACCAACTTTTTAGGCAATTGCATATTCTTAGATGTTTCTGCAATGCTCTCACGAATAAAGTCATTTTCACCTTCGATTCTTGTCATAGAATCGGAACAATCTCTTACAATCTTAAATAACTTTTCACGGTCTGGTTGCGAAAGTTGATTGATGGTCAACTGCTGAACTGCCATAATAAAACTCCTTCAATTATTTTTTAGCGGTCGATGCTACATTATGAGACTGTGCTGACGCCGCAAATGCAACACAAATCAAATCATC